AATTGCCGCCGCTCTTGATGTTGAAGTATCGGAATTATTTGCGCCCAAACCGACGAACACGATAATGTGTCCGAAATGCGGTACGGTGTTAGAGGTAAAGGAAAAAACGGAATAAGGCCATGAATACACTGCACGAACTACTGGCAGAGTGCGACGCCCTGCGTGCTCGTCTGGGCTCGTTGCGTCCCTTGCCCGTTGAGGCTCTGAAAAAAATAGAGGACGCTCTGAATATCGAGTATACCTACGAAAGCAACCGTATCGAGGGCAATACGCTAACCCTACAAGAAACGGCGCTCGTCGTGAACGAGGGGGTAACGATCGCGGGAAAGAGTATGCGCGAGCACCTCGAAGCCATCAACCACGCGGAAGCGATCGACTATATCAAGGATTTCGCACGCAACGACACGGAAATAAGCGAACGCACGATAAAGGAGATACACGCCATCGTATTACACGGCATCGACAGGGAAAATGCGGGGCGTTACCGCACCGTGCCCGTAATGATTTCAGGCAGTACCCACACCCCGCCGCAACCCTATTTGATCGCCCCGCAAATGGAGGCCTTTATGTTGAGGTTCGCACAAATGGAGGCGGCAAAGGAGCACCCGATAATTATCGCCGCCTACCTACACGACGAGTTAGTACGCATTCACCCGTTTGTAGACGGCAACGGCCGCACGTCCCGCCTGCTGATGAATTTATACCTATTGCGCCACGGCTATACGCTGGTAAACCTCAAAGGATCGAACGAAGCGAAAGCCGCCTATTATAAAGCGCTGGAGTCTTCGCACACGGAACAGCGCCCCGAGGAGTTCCGCCAGCTCGTGGCAAAGGCCGAGGCGGATTCCCTGCGCCGGTATCTGTCCATTATCGGCGGGGAGGAAACAAAAGGAACGGACAAATAACATACTGTTATGGGAAAGAAAACAGACCGGATAGATGCCCAAAGCCTCGACAAAGCGCGCGCCCTATTCGAGACGGGGGATATAGACCGTATCGAGGTGGGAACGGTCAGAGGGCTGTGCGAAATACACCGCTATTTATTCGGCGGGTTGTACGACTTTGCCGGAAAGATTCGGACGCTGAACATATCGAAGGGTGGCTTCCGCTTTGCTAATGCCCTATACCTCGACGCGATATTGCCGGTCATCGAGCGGATACCCGAAACGACATTCGAGGAAATAATCGCGAAATACGTCGAAATGAATATCGCCCACCCGTTCATGGAAGGTAACGGACGAGCCACCCGAATATGGCTTGATATGATGCTCAAAAAGCGACTCCGGCAGGTTGTCGACTGGCGCAAAGTGGACAAAGATTTATATTTGCAGGCAATGGAGCGCAGCCCGATCAACGACTTGGAGCTGCGTACGCTGCTCGGCGGGGCTTTGACCGACCGCACGGAAGATCGGGAGGTTATTTTCAAGGGTATCGAACAATCGTACTATTACGAGGGGTACGAGGCATAACACAATAACCCTAATGATATGGAACTGCAACCCATCCAAAGCAAAATTTACGAAATCCGCGGTCAGCGGGTAATGCTGGACTTCGATTTGGCGGAACTCTACCAAGTCCCGACAAAAGCCCTTAAACAAGCTGTACGACGCAACAGCGAAAGGTTTCCATCGGATTTCATGTTTGAAATCACTGAATCAGAGTATAACGCATTGAAAACCAGTTTGAGGTCACAAATTGTGACCTCAAACAAGGGAGGTATCCGGTATATGCCATTTGCATTCACCGAGCAAGGAGTGGCAATGCTTTCGAGTGTGTTGCGCAGCGAAACGGCAATACAAGTAAACATTGCCATTATGCGTGCTTTTGTGGCGATGCGCAACTACATCATGACCACGACGACAGTAACGGCAGAGCTGGCCGAAATTCGGGCAAAACTGGCATTGTTGGAACGGGCCGACGCCGACAATGCCGAGGCTATCAGCGACCTATCGGAGGATATGCGTAAGGAGCTCGATAACATCTATAACGCCATTGCGGCCTTGTCGGTCAAATTGCCGCAGGCCCACAAGACCGGACAGCCGATAGGGTTTAAACGATCAGACACGGAGAAATGACTCATACAAAGGAAGTACGACGAACGGCGGAGCCTGCGAGGTTTCCGCCGTTCGTTTGTTTGTTGTGCCGAAAGTTCCTATGTTGGCAAAAACATTACATGTAATGCGAATATAGGCTTATATTTCTATTCTTCAAAAATATTACTTCCAAAACAGTAATTATAACCCTATTTTAGAATAACTTAAAACCTTTGATTCCCTCTTCAAATTTTATTTGCATTTGTTGTTGGATATTGCGACGAGATTTTGTATATTTAACACTACCTTTTGGGTATAATGGCATTATCCGACTTTGCTTTGCTTAAAGGGAGCGACAAGATCAAGAATGCGATCCAGACGTTCCCCTTGTTTTTTCAGCTCTTCTTGATTCATACGGAGGGTGTTTCCATGCTGTTCAATAGCAGACAATAAATTTCGTAAGTCCATAGCTGTAATATTTAGGTTCGTAGTTTCTTCGGATATTGGGGTGTTTTCTTTAAGCATGGTACCTTCTCCTGTCAACAACCAACTATATTGTATTCCGAATAGGTCGCTCCATTTTTGAGCGACCTTTTTTCCGAAAGGCTGACCATTCAGATATGCTCCTACGGCCTGTTGCGAAACACCCAATTTAGCAGCTATTTCAGATTGGGTTATCCCTATACTGCTGAAATGCTCTTTTAATTGTTCGCTGATATATTTATAGTCGGTCATATGTTTATAATATTTTCTTATACATATAAAATATTTGTACTTCCCTATTGTATACAAAAAAATTTATTGTATATTTGCACTGTAATTCAATAAACGTATGGCAAATTTAATCACAAATAGCGAAAAATCAAGAGGTCGCAGTGTTAAACTCTCTATTCTACCCTTTGAAGGGTATCTGCAAAGCATCAGCGATCCACTTGAAAGACGGGTGCTTATTGACGAGTGTAAGCATGCTATCGGCACTACGAGCGACACAACTATATACTTCTATCGTATCGGTCGTCGCCGCCCTGACATTCTTAAACGTCGCGAGATAGCCAAAATCATTCGTCGTCACTCGGGCGACAGCAGCTATACCGCCGACAACCTCTTTCCAGTGGAGTTTTACGAATAGATATAGTCATGATAGTATTATGCATCATATTGGTGTTGATCGCCATTTTATCGCTCATTATCTGCGTGCTTGCATTGCGTGCCATATATCGTCAATACGAGCAAAAAAGCAATCCTATCCTTATCGCACAAGGGATATTGCTCGTACTGCTCAATATGATTAACTGTGCTTGCGTGGTAGCGAGTATAAATAAGGTATTTCAATAAAAACACTCAATATAGCTTATGCAAACGCTTCGCAGCATAGAGTTTTTCAACGATCCCGAGGGAGGGGTAATGGTACGCGATACCGAAGGCGTCCATACTTACCAGTCCGAAGACAAGATGCTGACAGGTGCATTGTTTACCCGCATCGAGACCGAATATCCGAAAGCATTCAAGGCTCTCGCCGAGATTTACCGCAAGAGCCGTGCGAACGTGAACTACTACCGGTTCCTGATCTGCCACCGTTTTATTCGCTGCAATTTCGGGCGGTTGGACAACAGGCAGGACATCGACGGGATGGGGCGCTTCACCTTCGAGGATGTGAGTTGCCCGATCAAAGGCGAATGCAAGTATGCCGGCATTATATGCAGCCCCGAGTTCGATACCCGATTGACCGAGCGGCAGAAGGAAGTGATGAAACTCTATATGGAGGGGATGGGCGATGAAGAGATCGCGGATATGCTTTACATATCGCCTGAGACGGTGCGCACAACGAAGCGCGACGCCTTCCGTAAGGCCGAGGTGCACTCACTGGCTGAGTTTACGATGAAGTATAAAGACAGATTATAACCTAACAACGATATAAAGATGAAAACACTCTATTTATGGGAGAACGGATGGACACCTTTCCATTACAATGATTTATCCGACTTGAAAGATGAATTTGCTGCTCGCGGGATTATGCTGGGCGACGGCTGCAAGTTGGGCAACGGCTGCAAGTTGGGCTACGACTGCGAGCTGGACAACGGCTGCAAGTTGGGCTACGGCTGCGAGCTGGGCAACGGCTGCAAGTTGGGCTACGGCTGCAAGTTGGGCAACGGCTGCAAGTTGGGCTACGACTGCGAGCTGGGCAACGGCTGCGAGCTGGGCTACGGCTGCGAGCTGGGCTACGACTGCGAGCTGGGCAACGGCTGCGAGCTGGGCTACGACTGCGAGCTGGGCAACGGCTGCAATGTACCGAAGTCCTTGTTTATTTCAGCTTCCCGTCATGTTGTTTCTTATTGGGGTGCCGACGCAATTCAAATCGGTTGCACTCGGCATACTATTTCGGAATGGCAGGCGCACTTCCGCAAAATCGGGGAGGCAGAAAATTATACGCCGGAGCAGATCGAAGAGTATAAGGGTTATATCGACTTGATTGCGACGCTGCACAAGACGTGGAGTATCGAGAAGAAAGGAACGGAGGCATGATATGAAAACTCCGTGGCGATGGTGGCGGGAATACCAAGCGATCGAGAAAACATGCAAACACTTGGCGCTCACGACGGAAGATATTACAAATATCACAGACAGGCTGGTGGCGTTCGTGCGGGAAGATATTGGCAAGATCATAGACCAAATGTCGGAGGATTTGCTCCGGCCGATTGAAAGTATTAAACCAATAAAAAAGAATGTGATGAAAGATTTACTTAGCTGCGACGGCCGGAGGTTCCGGTGCAAAATTACAGGTACGCCCGTTGAAGGCAGGGTCAGAGTAGAAGGCAACAGAGTCTATCTCTGCCAAAATAAACATGATGGCAACTACGCAGACGACAAGCTTGGCTATAAGTACAGCTGGGAAGTGACCTCAGGCTTTGAACAAAATCGAGTTACGGAATTTAAGATTCTACCTCCCGACACAGCCGAAGAGATCGAAGCCTACAAGGATTGGCAGGTGGGGGATCGACTCAGAAAAAAAGACGGATTATCCCGAACTATAGAGGTTATCTTCCGCTGCGGAGAACTCGTAGTGGGCAAATTTATCGATACAGGGAGAGCATTAACTAACTACACCTGCGACGAGCTATACGAGGATGGTTACCGCCTCATTGTCGACCCTGCTCCCGAGGAGGAGATCGTCGAGGTGACGATGGACGAGATTGCCGGAAAGATGGGTGTGCCGGTCGAGCGGCTGCGCGTGAAGAAAGAGAAGTAGCGGCAAGGAGTGCGTAGCGGCTGGATGGTAGCCGTAGGGGAATATGAAGAGGTTTGATGCAAAAGGACGAGCGAAACAGCGTAAGAGGTTGCAAACCCTCGGTCTCGTCGCCCCGAAACACCTCACGGTAGGGATGCCGCCTCGGTAAGAAGGACGAGAGCCGTAACGGCGTTCCCGAGGCAATCGACACACAAGAAAGCATTGCAGGTTCGAATCCTGCCGCACTCCCTAAAATAAACCAAGAAATACGATCGGGAGCGGCAAAACCCGCTTTGACATAGGGCAGATTTGAATTAGACACCCTCGCCGCTCCCGATTTTATTAAACCATAGACTAATATGTACTTCGGCAAAAAAAATATCACCAAAAATTTGGCGGTTTCAGAAGAAGTCGCTAATATTGCATTGCCAAAGTCTCGTTGTCATACCGAGAATACATATTTTTGCCGCAATACGGCGAACTTCCTTTCGGGTGTCATCTCTTTTGATGACGGGACTTTGGCGAGTTTTCGAGAGGGGTTCGCCTCTTTTGTTACATACATAACCAAACTTTCAGACCAATGCCAAAGTCCCCTGAAAGTAGAACTTCGACGCAAGGCGTCAAGGCTACCGTACAGCCTACGAAACAGGCTACATCTTTTGATAAGCTATCAAAGTCACAGCTTATCGAAAAAACTCGCGAATTTATTTGCAGAGTTCAAAACTCTTTGTATCTTTGTATCGGCAAACATACTCAAATCGGTTTCCGATACGGTACTTTATTTTATAGCGAAGTCCCGTTCGGCTGTATCGGTATCGATTCAGTATGTTTGCCAAAACACAAAGGGGCTTCGCTTCTTTTGTGTACATACATTAACTAACTTTTGTTCCGAACAATGGCAAACATGGACAAAAGTATCGGCCCGAAGAACAGTACGGCCGCTACGTCTCGTACCAACGGTACGAAATCATTCGAACAGCTTACCAAAAAGCAACTTATCGAGTTATTGGAGGGTAACATTACCCAACCTCTCACACCCGAGGGCCTTTACCGCTGTGCCGTATCGGCTCTTGGCAAGTGGTGCGACGACGTCATCAAAGGCAGCTATGCCTCAATGTACGAACTCACTACTAAACTCGAAGCTCTTCAATCTATCTATCGTCAGCGATAATAGACCCTTTATTTCCGTGCCAGCCTGACCGCTGACACGGGAGCCAATAGCCACCCTATGAGGTGAGGGGTTCGATCGCTGGCAATATAACCCCAGCCCGCAAGGCAGAAAGCGATCCGGCAGTCGGAGCCGCACCATTCCGACCGACGCCTGCAACGTATCTGCACTATGTGCCGCCATTGAGAAGATGCGGCCGCGAGTAAGCAAATAGCCGAAATGCGCGAAAGACCGGCACAGGATCCGAAGCTGCGATGACATGAGCGGCGAGGGCCACCGGGACAAATAAGCGCATTATTACGCCCGGACGGCTTTGATCGGCTTTCCGGGCTCAATTGCGGGCTTACGCACACGTTCTTTCAGGGTTAGAAGTTTTGTTATTCCGCGTAAAGTCCGCTTTTTGCCCTGCGGCATCGACCGTGCCTTTGATGGCGACAGGGCACAAACCTTAAAACTTTATACATATGGATAAATCAAAACCAAATGAACCGCAGCGTCACATTCGGGATTACCTTATGCAAGGCGGTACGCTGACGGTTCAACAGGCATTCCGGCGGTTCCATACGACGGAATTACGGAAGGTCGTCACCCGTTTGCGTCGTAAGGGCGATACGATTGTCTCCCGTTGGACGGATGGCCAATCGATAGATGGACGTCGATCGCGTTATAAAGTATATTACATGATTCGAACAGACAACATCTCATAGCTATGAAAGAGAAAACTTTTTTCGGATTCGACGTTACGCCGCGCGGGGTGTATCGTAAGGAGATTTCGCGCCTTCATGACGAAGTGGGGTATCAACAGAAACGGGCCGACATGCTCTATTCCCGCAATCTGGATATGAACGACAAGTTGAAGCGGGCGATGGAGACTATCCATAGACTCGAAGCGAAGCTTGCGTCGCATGATCGAGAGCGAGATAAGCAAGGGCGATTTAAGAAATCGCAGAAAGGTATCTAAACCTATCGCAAGGTAATTCGCCATATTATTAGATTAATCACCCTGTCGTCCGCTGTGAAGCTCGCGGCGGGTGGCCGCACGAGTCGAGGCCCTGCGCAGGATGCGTGGGAGAGTGGTAGGTTCGGGCGGCTTTTATGGATGCATAGCTCAGCAGGTCAGAGCAGCCGGCTCATAACCGGACGATCGGAGGTTCGAATCCTCCTGCGTCCACGGGGAGTTTTGAAGATGTCTCCCTGTTTAAGAACACGAAATCCGAATCCGCTGTTATGGTAATGGCGGTGCTGGCGCCGGCCCCTGCGAAAGTGGGGTATTTTTGGATAACGACAAAAACAAAAGATATGGAGCAAGAGAATTTTAAATCCATTGATGCGGTGAGCCG